CGGAGTTGTTGGAATAATTACTAGAGTTGGAGATAATACACCTTTGTGTTACTTATCTGGTCCGGCTAACCTAGCTTTAGGTGTAAGGTTTAACCGTACTCAGTTTTTTGATAACGCACGTGTGCATCCCCTATATGCTATTCCAAATTTAAGTAGTGCCGAGTTCTTGTATGGATTATCGATACCCTTAAAAAATTTGTGCTTGCCTACCACTTTCCCTATTAAAACTTTCCCGAATATAGTTCGCTTTACTGCGAATTTTTCGCGGGATTTAACAGCGGCAGTTGTAACCAATGTACAAAATTTGGTAGTCCATGATGATGTGAAATACGGGTTCATTCCGTATTTTTATGAGAATGTTATCCAGAATGATAATACTCGAGTTCGTGAGTTTATTTCATTATACGGGATTAATGCAACAGTAGCTCCTAACGCAGTGAACATCACAAATCCCCACGTATATGGTGCTTTAGCTAGGAAGTATTTATCGACATTAGCTATAATGGAAATTAGAAATCCATTAACTATTTCGATGTACGGAGCAGCGAGAGATTTGACTATAGCCGCTTGTTTTTTGAAGCAAATGGTAGTCACAGGAGCCATTTATGACGGGAAAGATGTGACTCGCAGAAATGCGATACACAAGTTAGGAGGTATTTTTAATGATCCTGCTATATACAAAACCATCGCGATCCAATCTAGCTTATTGTTTGTTAATGTATATCACGGAGGTGATATGCCATTCAACAATGCCTATTTAAGTGACATATTTAAGAATGAGAATATAATGGAAATTCATTGGATAGGTCATTTATATAGAGGTGTTGTTGGGTGTTCTTACAAACGAGAAGCTATATGGGCAACTGATGGTGAGAATGTAACTCACCGAGCCGATAACACGAACGTTTATCACCATCCTGATTTAACGAAATTTTTCACAGAAGAAATTTCTTTCACGGTGAATGTTAAAGGTAGTGTGGATAATCTTTTTTGGTTAACAATATGTCGTGGTGGAGTAAAACGAGTTCCAACGAGATTCTTAATTGACATTGATGTGATTGTTGATAAAAGCAATACTGGTTTAATAAATGATAGCCAGTTGAGTTTTTATCAAAAATTGAAAATGTCAATTATGAAAAATTGTTTATCTATAGATCAATATAAACAATTTATAGAGGCTGAATACAAAGAATTCTTAGCTCCTGTGTTTTTAAACACTATAACTAGGAATTTGGGTTTAACGAATTATACAAAATTTAATCATACTTTAAGTTTATCTGATGTTACTAATTCTAGAGATTATATGACTGTGTATGCTGCATTCCCTGAAATTGCAGCTATCGCTAGCTCATATACTGTAGAAGAAAGATATAGATTGACTATGGTTTATGGAGTTAGTTCGGTAAATCAATTTGTAGACCAGTCTCTAAATATATCCCGTAAAATAGTAGCTTTATTCAATAGCCCTCCTCCTGCTCACAAAATGGTAAGTTATGTGATAGGAGGTTTAGCTATTGGAGCCGGCATTTTAATGGGGTATTCTCGAATTAAATTAACTTTTAATAACTTATTTAAAGTGAGAGGCTCTCTATATGAGAACTCTTCTATGGTCAGCAAATCTACATTAGTGGATGTTATAACCAGCCCTAACCATTTGATAAATGTGTTAGTTGTGGCCCCTATTTTCGAGGAAATATTTAAAATGGCATTGGTTAAGTATTTAATTAGTCAAGGTTATTCCGGTTTTCTGTCGAAAATAGTGACTGGGTTACTCTGGGGGATCTTAGAAGGGTTTTCATTACCAACTATTTAT